GGGCGTGGGCGGAAAGGGCACGGGCAGTACGGCCATGTTGCCGGGGCAGCTGACCTTTGCCGACTATGGCCTGCCGAAAGCAAAGGACATGGATAAGGCCGGCCTGGGGGAAAGCCCGGAGCGCCTGCCGCCGGCAAAGACCCGGGAAGAGGCGGAAGAACAGCTTGCCGCGGCCCTGAAGCTGGACGGGGAAAAGCCACGCGTAGTGGAAACGCCGGCCGGCCCCGTGGTTCTTCAGCGGGCGCTCATACGGCACATGGGGCAAAAGGAACGTGACGCCCGCGAGCAGTTCGCGGCCTTCATTTTACCCACATTGGAGGCGCCCGGTGAAATATGGTTGACGGCGTATGCCGACGGCTACCGGCGGCGCTACGTCCGGTTCTTCCGTAGCAGCAATATGCTGCTCATTGTGCGGGTGAACAGGGACGGAAGCCTGTTCTGGAACGGTATGAAATACCGGGACAAGGAAATTGACAAGGCACGGACGGGCGTCCTGCTGTACGCAGCAGGCACAAAAAAAGACTGATCAGAATGCGGGCCAACCCGGACGGGCTGCAAGGCCACCCGTCCCGTCCTTCACCGTCCGCTTTGTCCCCTGCGACCCGGACGGCTCTCGCACATACTGATCAGTCAATTTTCTTCAGGATAGGCTCAGCCGATGGAGGAGTCAACAATGGCAGAGGAAGTCACCCCCATAACCATCACGGTGGAATCGGCAGCCGTGGAGGCCGCCCTTGACCGTCTGGCACGCGCGGCACGCGACCTTCGCCCGGCCATGCGGGACATAGGCGGCCTTCTGGAAAAGGAGACGGACGCCAATTTCCGCGCCCAGGGGCGGCCCCGCTGGAAGCCGCTTTCCCAGGCGACCATCCTGAACCGGCTCATGGGGAAGGACAGGGAAGGCAGAAGCAAAGGCATTTCCAGTGTATTGAGAAAGGACGGAGATCTGCGGGCTTCGGCGAAGCGGAAGCTGGAGGGCGGCCTTGCCATCCTTCAGGACACGGGAGCGCTTCGCAGCAGCATCCGCGCCCACTCGGACAGGGATTCCGTCACCATCGGTTCCGTCCTGGAATACGCGGCGATCCATCAGTTCGGGGGCATGGCCGGTCGGGGGAAGAAAGTCCGCATCCCGGTCCGCCCCTTCATTCCCGTGGACAGGGACGGCAACCTGTCACCGGAAGCCGAGCGCGGCGTACTGGCCGCCATTTATGACCACCTGGCGGAATCAGTTTGATTCCCTTCGCAGCGGCCTTTTTTCTTCCGCCCTTCCCGATGTTCGGGCAAAGGCGGTTTCGTGCCGTAAAACCTGTTTATAAACGTTTATAAACACATGCCGGCGGGGACGCGGGGCCGGACTATAAAGTCCACGCGTCCCTTTCTTTCGGTACCGGTGCCTGCCGCCGGACATTTTCCTAAAGCCCTTTCAAAGACGCCTCCTCTGTTTTCCCTGTAGAACGGAAGACAAAGGAGGCTTTTTGCGTGGCAGCCGTTAGGCGGCCTGGCCGCCTTACGGATGGCGACAGTAAACCACCGCAAAAAAGGATTGGAGCTATGGGCAAGACAATTTTCCGGGCCGGGCGGCACCGGACCATTACGGGGCAGGCGATCGAGTTCAGCGAGGCGGACCTGAACGCCATAGCCGCGGCCTATGACACGGCGGTGCACGAGGCCCCGCTGGTTATCGGGCACCCGAAGACGGACGATCCGGCTATGGGCTGGGTATCCGGGCTGAAATGCGTGGGCCTGCGGCTGGAAGCGGATTTCCGGCAGATGGACCCGGCCTTTGCCGAGGCCGTGGAAGCGGGCCGCTACAAACACGTTTCAGCGGCCTTCTACGCGCCGGATTCCCCGTGCAACCCGAAGCCCGGCGGCTATTACCTGCGGCATGTGGGCGTGCTGGGGGCCATGCCTCCGGCGGTGAAGGGCCTGGGGCCGCTGAACTTCGCCGAAGACGACACGCTGTTCCTTGCCTTCGGCGAAGAGGAAGCTGCTCCGTCCGAGGGGACGCCGTCCGCCGATCCCTTGAACAATGAACCGAACGAGGACCCTATGGACAGAAAAACCGACCCTGCGGCCGAGAACGCGGCACTGAGGAAGGAGCTGGAAGAGATGAAGACGCGCATGGCAAGGCAGGAAGCCGAGCGCCGCCATGCCGACAACCTGGCCTTTGCGGAAGGGCTCGTTTCCGCCGGCAAGCTGGCTCCGGCCGGGCGCGACGTGGTGGTGGCCACGCTGGATGCCCTGACCACGCCGAAAGAAGACGGCAGCATGATCGCCTTCGGTGAGGGCGACGACGCCGGGCCGCTGGCCGAACGTTTCCGCTCCCTCCTGTCTTCCGCCGAGCCTGTGGTGATGTTCGCGGAGTTCGCCGAACGAGGAGCGGATCCCGCTTTGAAGGAATCCCCGCTTGTAGCCGACGCCCGCCGCCGCGCCGAACAGGCGAAAGGCAGGAGGTAGGCCATGCTCGACGTCAAAAACTATGACGCCCCGGAACTTTTGGGCGAACTGGTGCTTTTCGAGATCTCCCCGGACTACTGCCGGGAAACGGCGGCCATCAAGGCCGCTTCGGCGGAAATCCCTCTGGGGACCGTCCTTATGAAAAACGACGACGGAACGCTTTCTCCGTGGGCCCCCGCAGCTGCCGGGGACACCCTGGAGGAAGGGGAAGAAAAGGCCGCCGCGACGACCGACCCCGCTCCCGTGGGGATTCTCCTTCGGACCGTTCCCGCCTCATCTGCCAATGTTGAAGCGCCCGTGCTCAAGCGCGGGGCGCTGGTGTCGGCTTCCATGCTCAAATGGCCCGCCAGCGCGGAGGAAAAGAAGCCCGCGGCGCTGGCGGTGCTTGAAGCTCTGGGCATCGTCGCCCGCTAGGAGGAACCATGCTTACCGTGAATATGCGTTCGGCTTCGGAACTGACCAAAGCCGTGAACCTGCTGCCGGTGAAGCCGACCTATTTCGGCAGCATCGGCCTGTTTGAGGAAAAGGGCAGCCGCACCACGAGCGTGACCCTGGACGTGCGGCACGGCCGCTTTGTGCTGGTGCCCAACCGCGACCGCCGCGAAGGCGCGACGCCGCTTGCCGGACGCGGGAGCAAATGGAAAACGCAGACCTTCCAGACCGCGCACCTGCCGCTTTCGGACGTGCTCCTGCCTGACGACGTGCAGGATCTGCGCGCCTTCGGCACGGAGCAGCTTTCCACGGTCGACCGCGTCCTGAACGACAGGATGCAGGACTTGAAGGATTCCATCACGGCGACGCTGGAATACCATCGGACCGGGGCCGTGAAGGGCGTGATCTATGACGCCGGGGGCGATGTGCTGCTGAACCTGTTCGACGCCGCGGGCGTGGCGCAGCTCAAAAAGGCCATCACCCTGCCCACGGCGGAATCCATCAAGGACAACCCGATCAAGAAAGCCATCTACGATGTGAAGCGCAACGCCAAGAAATACCTTTCCGGCTTCATGATCAAACGGTTCGAGTGCATGTGTTCGCCGGCCTTCTTTGACGGGCTGACCGGCCATGCCCTGGTGCGTGAGGCCTACGAGCGGTGGCAGGCGGTCCAGGACAGGTTCGGGGAAGACGACCGCAAGGGCTTCACCTACGGCGGTGTGACGTTCTGGGACTGCCCGGACGAGATCGGCGGCAAGCCCCTGGTTGAAGACGGCAAGGCGCATTTCTACCCCGTGGGATCTGGCCTGTTCAGTACGTTCTATGCCCCGGCCAACTGGAACGAGACAGTCAATACCATCGGCCTGCCGTTCTACGCCAAGACGGAACCGCGACCTATGGGCAAGGGCTGGGACATGGAAGTACAGAGCAACCCTGTATGCATCTGCCACGTCCCGGGCGCCCTGGCCGAACTTTCGCTGGCCTGACCATGTACCTGACGCCTGAAGAACTGCTTTCCTTCCTGCCCGGGCAGTCGGTCATCGAGCTGACGAACGACGACCCGCGCGGGACGGAGCCGGACATGGGCAAGGTGGAGGAAGCCCTGCGTGCCGCCGGGGAACTGGTGGACGGGTATCTCCGGGGCCGTTACGAACTGCCGCTTGCCACGGTCCCCACGCTGCTTCGGGACGTGGTGCGGACCATAGCCCGCTTCAAACTGTACGAGCGCCGCCCGGAAAGCGACATGCCGGAAACGGTCATGGAAACATACAGGGCCGCGGTGAAGACGCTGGAACAGATACGCAGCGGGCGGATCACCCTGGGGGTGGCGGCTACGGCCGAAGTCCTGCCGGAACGCGGGGAACATCGCATGAGCGCGCCGAAGGCCTTTTTTTCAGACGCCATGCGCAAAGCGTATGAGAGGTCATGATGGCGACGACCAATGAGATGCTTGAGGCCATACGGTCCCGGCTGGCGGAGCTGCCGCTTTCGGCCGAGTTCTGGCCGGAAGAAGAAAGGGAATACCGCCTGAACCATCCCGTGGGCGCGGCTCTTGTGGGCTATGCCGGGGCGACGTACGGGCCTTCGCGGGACATGTTCGCGGTGATCCAGGAGCGGGAGATCCGCCTGTCGGTCATCCTGGTGTTCCGGCAGCTGAACGGCCGGGACGGGGCCGTGGACATGGTCGACCGTATCCGGAGGCTGCTGACGGGTTTCCGCCCGCCGGACTGCGGCAAACTGCACATGCGGTCCGAACGCTTCGCCGGACAGGCGTCCCGGCTGTGGTGGTACGAGTTGACCCTGACCTGTACCGGGATGCTGGTGGAGGCGATGGAGATGGAAGACGAACCGAAACTGGCGGACGTCGGTTTCAAGGGAGAAATATCATGATCTACAAATTTTGCGGGCGTCTGACGACCGGGGCGACCCTGGAGCTTGCCGGCGGAGGGCGGCGCGAAGTGCTGCTTTATCCCGGCCGTACCTGCGACCTGCCGGAAGAGCACCCCTGGGTACAGCGTATGGTCAAGCGGGGCTACCTGGCTCCCATGCCGGGCCATCCGGCCCAAACGGAAACGGCGATGCCCCCCGCCGAGAAGGAGAACGCATAATGGCCGCGAATTTTCTGCATGGCGTGGAAACGATCGAGGTCAAAAACGGCGGTGTGCCGATCACCGTCGTCAAGTCCGCCGTTGTCGGGCTGGTGGGGATCGCGCCCGCCGGCCCCGTCAACGAGCCGGTCCAGATTCTTTCCTCGAGTGACGCCGCCCAGTTCGGCTCCGCGCTTTCGGGCTTCACCATCCCCCAGGCGCTGGACGCCATTTTCGACCACGGAGCGGGCACGGTGATCGTCGTCAACGTCCTTGACCCTGCTGTGCATTGCGAACAGGCAACGGACGAGGTGCTGGAGTTCGTCGCCGTGAACGGACGGGCGAACCTTGCCCATGTCGCCGTGCGCGAGCTGGTGCTGAAGGATGAAAACGGAGAGACCACCTATGCGGAAGGCGAGGACTACACGCTTTCGGCCACGTCCGGGCTGGTGACACGCCTGGCTTCCGGGGGGATCCCGGCGGGCGGCAAGGTGAAGGCGACTTACAAATACGCCGATCCATCCAAGGTCAAGGCGGGGGACATTATCGGCGGTATTGACGAAGACGGGGACCGCACGGGCTTTGCCCTGCTGGAAAGCTGTTACCAGCTTTTCGGTTATGACCCCAAGATCCTGATCGCGCCGGGTTACTGCACGCAGCTTTCCGTGGCGTCCGAGATGGTGGCCCAGGCGGAGAAGCTCCAGGCAATGGCGCTCATCGATGCGCCTGTGGGCGCCACCTTTGACGAGGCCGTCACCGGACGCGGTCCCGCGGGCACGATCAATTTTTCCTTTGCCAGCCAGCGGACGGTGCTCTGCTTCCCGCACCTGAAGGTGTACAGCGCGGAACTGGATGCCGACGTCCTGGAGCCGTTTTCCCAGCGTCTTGCCGGCGTCATGTGCGTGACGGACAACAATGAAGGCTACTGGAAAAGCCCCAGCAACGAGGCCATCCAGGGCATCACGGGCGCGGAGCTTTCCCTGACCGCCAAGATCGACGACGCGCAAAGCCAGGTCAACCTGTTGAACGAAAAGGGCATCCTGACCGTGTTCAATTCCTATGGCTCCGGCTGGAAGGTCTGGGGCAACCGCTCCAGCGCCTGGCCGACGGAGACGGACTGGGAGACCTTCATCTGCGTGCGCAGGACCAAGGATATCATCGACGAAAGCATCCGCTACTCTTCGGCACAGTTCATGGACCGGCCCATCGACAAGGCGCTCATCGACACGATCCTGGAGAGCGTGAACCAGTTTTTCCGCAAGCTCCAGGGCGACGGGGCCATCATGGGCGGCCTGGCCTGGTTCGACCAGGCACGCAATCCGGATACGAAGATCAAGGCCGGGCACCTGCTGATTCAGTACAAGTTTACTCCCAAGCCCCCGCTGGAACGCCTGACCTATGAAAGCGAACTGACCGGGGAATATCTTGTTTCCCTGAGTGGCGGCGAATAAGGAGGCATCATGAGCGGCATACAGACTGCGCAGGTAGTCAATGCGACCATCTACCTGAACGGAAAAACCCTGCTGGGACGGGCTGCTGAAGTGAAGCTGCCGGAGATCACGGCGGCCATGAAAGAACACAGCGCCCTGGGCATGGTGGGCAAGTTCGAACTGCCCGCGGGTTTTGAGAAAATGGAAGGCGAGATCGTCTGGAACTCTTTCTATGCGGACGTGCTGAAGTCCCAGGCGGATATCTTCACGGCGTATTCCCTTCAGTGCCGCTCTTCCTGGGAATTGTGGAGCAGCCAGGGGCGCGACAGGGAGGCCCCGCTGGTCACCTTCCTGACCGTACAGTTCAAGTCGTTCCCCTTAGGCGAGTTCAAGCAGCACGAGGGCGTTTCCCTGACCACAAAGTTTTCCTGCACCTACGTCAAGCAGGTCCTCGACGGTCAGGACATTCTGGAGCTGGACGTGCTGGCGAACATCTACAAGGCGGGTGGAAGGGATCTCCTTTCCAATTACCGCGTCAACATCGGAGGCTAGATCATGAGCGAAGTCAAGGAACAGCCCCAAGAGGCCGTCAAGGATGAACATACCTACACCCTGCTTTTCCCCTACACCATGACGGACGGGCGGGAGCTGAAGGAAATCAACCTGCGTCCCCGCCTTACGGCCCGCGACATCCGGGAAGCTAACCGCCGGACGAAAAAGGCGGAAGATTACGAGATATCGGGCGTTGCGGTCATGTGCGACATGCTCGAAGACGACCTGCTGGACATGGATGCCCGCGATTATCTGGCCCTGCGTGATCGCTTCTTTCGCCTCGTCGGTGTCACGGGCGACGTTTCGGAGCGGTAACGCCATGCTTGCCCGCTGGTGGCGCTGGTCGCTGCGGGACATTGACGACCTCACGATGGAAGAATGGCGGGAAGCGGTGGAAGACGCCGCTTCCCAGATCGAAGCCTGTAACGACAGCCTGAAGAAGTGACCATGCCGCGAGAGCTTTCCCTTGCCGTCAATATCAGCGCCCGCCTGGCGTCGTCCTTCCGGTCCGCCGTGGACGCCGCCCGTGCGGGTTTTCGCGGCATGCATGCCGACGCGCGGCAACAGGCGGCAGCCGTGCGG